ACAGCCGCATAAATGGTACGCGCAAGCTGTGGTCAAAGAAGGGGCGATCGTGCCGGGTAGTATCAAATAGGGAAGGCGGCAAATGGTAGAGTTTAGTGAGGGTAAATTAGAGGGGGATGTACTTTCTGTACGTCACGTTAGGACCATCCGGCAGTCCAGTATCGGCAACTGTTCTCATTTCATTATGGTGCCTGAGCACTATCGGGCAGATGAGAGTTGCCGTTGCGACGACCCTGATCATACAGACATGGCTGAATGGGGCTATGTCTGGGACGGGAAGCTTTGGAAGTAGCTTTAAACATCAGGAGGCAATAATGTCATTTCTCGCCGGTATCATCGTTGGGGGCATCGTTGGAGGTACGTTTGGACTGGGCATAGCTACATTAATGATTGGATCAGGTCGGGCATCTGAGGACGAGCGGATAGCTGCCCGAGAGAAAGAGCGCACGAAAATTAAGTATTAAGAAGACCCCTTGACATTCGTGCCTTCTGATACCATTTTTGGTTAGGGGGTACAGATGAGTACAGCTGTTGGTACACTACGCGCAAAACAGAAGATGTTCGCTGATGAATGGCTTACCGGCGCAAATACTGGTAAGCGGTTTAATGGGCGCGCTGCCTACGAGTACGCCGGCTATGTAATACCCGAGTCAAATAACTCCGGTAACGCCTCTAAACTTCTTCGCCACCCCAATGTGCGCGAGTATATTCAAGAGCGTTTGGATGAGCACACTATGGACGCGACTGAAGTGCTCCTTAGGTTTACCGAGATCGCGCGCTCTGAGATGGGGGCCATCGTCAAACGGGATCCCCGTACAGGCGCTCTACAGGTAGACAACGAAGCCGTAGTCGAAAATAGCCGCTTTATTAAAAGCTTCGCATTTGATAGCAATGGGAACCCCAAGATTGAGTTTCACGACTCTGTGGCTGCGCTTAGGGATCTTGCTCGTGTTCATAGTATGTTCCATGATAGTTTAGAAGTTGGTGGACCTGGCGGAGTGCCGTTGTCTGTTAACGTCAACTTTGTTCTTCCTAATGGTGAGGCTGCGCAATTAGGCCCCACTAATGAACAACTTAAAGAGAAAGAGGACTTTAGCGAGTTAGATGCAGAGTCTGGCCAAGTCCTCTTACCCGCGGCAGTGGCAGACGCTACAGGTAGTGCATAGCGCCTTGCGTCTGGTCCTGTTGGAGGGCGAGGTCTTCTAATGGTAGCCCGCATCAATGACAACAGCGAGGTGACGATTCCAGTGCGGAACCTGCTGGCGCTGATCGTTGCAACAGCTATCGCGGTCATGGGTTACTTTCGAGTCGGTGAGCGACTGAGTGTACTGGAACGGAACGTCGAGCTGATGAACGTGCAGGTCGAATCCAATTCCGAGTTTCGAGTGCTGTGGCCGCGAGGTGAACTGGGCAGTTTACCAGCCGACGCAGAGCAGTTTATGATGCTGGAGTTTATTACTACCGAGCTTGCAGAAATTCACGACGAACTGGATGAGCTTAGACGCTAATGGAAGTAAATGCTCAACTACCGTACTATTCGCGCGGACTCTTTATACCAAAGCGATATAAAGTCTATTGGGGTGGGCGCGGTGCTGCGCGGTCTTGGAGTTTCGCAAGAGCTATACTTATTATGGGCTCACAGCGGAATATGCGTATCTTATGTTGCCGCGAGTACCAAAAATCCATCGCCGACTCAGTCCACAAGCTCTTTCAAGACCAAATGGCGCTTATGGAGCTACCTGGCTGGCAAGTCACAAAGAAAGAGATTGTCCACGTCAGCACCGGAACCTCCATTATCTTTGAAGGACTCCGATACAACACAAACAGAATTAAATCGCTTGAAGGGATTGATATTTGCTGGGTGGAAGAAGCCGAATCTGTTTCTAAAGATTCCTGGGAAATTCTTATTCCGACTATTCGTAAAGAAGGGTCAGAGATTTGGATCTCGTTTAATCCCGATCTTGAAGAAGACCCCACTTACCAGAGATTTGTGGTTGAAGAGCCTCCTAACGCTATTGTCGAGAAAGTTGGGTGGGAAGATAATCCTTGGTTCCCATCGACACTGGAAGATGAAAAGAATTATCTTTACCGTGTTGATCCTGAAGCTGCAGATCATGTATGGGGTGGGGAGCCGCGAAGGTCGTCAGAAGCTCAGATTATGCATGGTAAATGGCGTGTTGAATCATTTGAGCCGGAGCCTCATTCTAAGCTCTGGCTAGGTCCGTATAATGGAGCTGATTTTGGATTCGCTGAGGATCCTACAACTTGTATTGAACTTTGGATCAAGCGTGTTCCTAAAAGGCATGGGGAGATTGCTTCCCAAGGCATTCTTCATGTTCGAAGAGAATCCTGGAAAGTTAGATTAGATATTGATTTCACATATAATCAATGGATGCGCGATATGGGTAAGGCGATAACCCATCGTGTCATTCGGGCTGATTCTGCAAGACCTGAAACAATCTCTTATCTTAAAAGGCATGGTCCGAGGCGTATTACGTCAGTCTATAAATGGCCTGGATCAATCGAAGATGGCATCGCGTTTTTGCGAGGCTTCGAATCGATTGTTATTCATCCAAGTTGTAAGCACTTTAAGGAAGAGTGTCGCCTCTACAGTTATAAGGTGCATAGTGAAACTGGGGAGGTACTCCCAAAGATAGTGGATAAACATAATCATCTTATGGATAGTGCTAGGTACGCTCTGGCCCCTTTAATTCGGGCACGAAAGACTCAAACTACCATTTACGCAGGACACAGCTATGCCTCCTGAAGTTGCTATTCAAACTGAGCCTGTCGAATCGGCAAAAGTACCTCATCTCCTAGCTACCGCACCTTTTGCTAAGTGGAAGTACGAGGACGCTCAAAAAGCAATGGCCGATGTGCTTCCTACCGATTATACCATCACGTCAGGATATGTGGTAGATAAAAATCACTTCCAGAAAGGCGAGGAGTGGGTAGGTCCTGGAGATGCCACAATTAACACGACTATAGCGAAACAATTCGCTCCTGAGGACGCGATCGGCGAAGTTCTGGCGAATATCGAAAACGCGTTCTCAAACCCGCAGCTGGGTGGTACGCCTGTATTGGAAACGTCGGCGACAGCCGACAGTGTCAAAGCCAGCTTGGACGAGTTGTTACCGATTCTCGAGGAATGGTGGCATACACAACGTATGCAAGAGCACATTCAAGAAAATCAGCGTACTGCGGCATGGGCGGGGTGGGCTGATCTACGTCTTTGGATACCCCATCGTTTCTTGATACGTAATCCTGATAATACTATTACTGTTCGACAAGTGAGTTCAATAGCAGAAGCTTTACGTTTTATCCATGTGATGGCCCCTCAGCCGAAGTGGGGCGCTATAATCACAGATAAAAGCACTATGGATAAAATAGCTATTTTTCTGGATGTTGAAGTTGAGCACGCGGCTGATGGTAAACGTCTTGATTTTCCTCGTGCAGAACTCGTATACCTCGATCCAGAACGCGTAAACGATACAGACGCCGAAACTATCGTGCGTATTACATACGCTAATGAAGACAAACCTGATGTAGTGGCGGAGCTACCTCTTGGCGGGCGTTTGTTGATGGCTGAGATGAAGGCTAACATCCTAATCACAGACCCTGTTATACGTACTCAACGTCAATTAAATCTGTTAACCACGATAGTGACACGTATCGGGGAGACGGCAGCCTTTCGTGAGCGTTATACGACTAACGCGAAGCCGCAGGGTCTGCGGATTCCTTACGAGGACGGGGATACACTTAAAGACGGCGCTTTTATTGAACGCGACGATGAAGGTAGACAGTGGCAGGTTATTCCACAGCCTAGGACGCTTGGCGCTAGTACCACAACTGAGTTAGTTGGTCTGCCTATTGCTGATGAAAGGGGGGACCAGAAGGGTCATACCGACCCCGGTGTGGTAATTGTTGATCCAGTAGATCCTGGTCCTTACCTATTAGCGGCTGATAGTGTGCGCCGGCGTATACTAAGGATGTGCGCTCAAGGGCACCTTGGAGGTGTATCGAATGCTGAGAGTAGCGGTATCGCTTATGAACAGGCGCGGGCTGTATTTGAAAAGGATCTCGAAAAGCGTAAGACTTCTCAAGAAGGTATGCTTAGGGAGCTTCTCACTACTGCTCTTGCTTTGGCGGAAAATCTATCAGGCAATGAAGGCCGCTTCACGAATCTTTTAAGGCTTACAGTCGAGCAGAATATTAACGCTGGGCCTAGAAGTCCTGATCTAGTGCGCTTAGACCTAGAGGCTTACGAAGCTGGCGTATTGTCAAAAGCTACAGTTATGACTCGTTTGGGTATTGATGATACAAGTGCCGAGATAGCTCGTATCGATTCCTCTACGGCACATATTATGGGTATTCTTGAACGGGCTGGAACAGCTAGTCAAACATTCACTGCAGAAAGCGTTGTAGAGGTGATGCGCCTACTAGGGGTTCCTGAGGATATTCTCGAAGTTCTTGAAGTACCTGAGATACCCGAACAACTTATACCCGGACAAGAACTTGAAGATGAGGCTGAGTCAGCCGAGGAAGCCGATGAGGCTGAGGAGGGGTGAGGTTGTGCTTTCCCGCACTAACTGTTATGTTGTAATCATCGGTAATTATTCATTGAGGGGCTGGAGGCCAGCACCTAACCTGTCAAGGTGACAGTAATGCCAGAGATCACAGACGCAGAAATAATGGAGTTCGCGCGTTACCGGATATTTGGTACACCCGAATCAGTCGGTAAGAAGATTAATGATCTCGAGAAGGATAATCGCAAGCAGCGAGAAGAGATTAATGGTCTGCGCGAAGCTGTTCCAGAGGAGGGTCAATTGCTTATTTCTAAAGAAGATGGATTAGAGTTTAGATCCTACCAGGAACTAGGCAATTCTGCAGATGTGAAGTCCCGATTGGAGTCGGGTTCAGAGGCATCGACAAAGTTGCAGGGGCTCGAAATTCGGACAACTGCTGTCAGCTTTGCGCAAGCGGCTGGCCTCGCTCAAGAGGCGGTGGATACTCTCATCGCCATTCCAGACCTCAGTGGCGCAAAATTTGAGGTACGGAAAAAGAAGAACGACAGAGATGAGATGGTAGGGATACCTTATCTTACCCTTGCTGGTGAAAATCAAGTAGCTATGTCGTTCGAAGATGCAAAAGAAAAGGTTCCGGTTTTAAATGGACTGAGAGCAGCCTCGCTTGGAGAGCCCGAAAAGCTTCCGAGCAAGATGAACTTTGTTCCAAGTGGCGGAGGCGGAGGTGGCGACAAAGGTGGAACCATCTACGACAAGATTCGTCAGGAAGCCGAGAATAAACAGAAGACAGCCCAGAAGCAGTCGGACAGCCGCTCAGTCGAAGATCGACTGGGCATGGTTCGTGCCGGCTAAAATGTCCACAGCATTATTAGGAGGTCGATGATGCCACTATCAGTGACCAATACGGTAGCGGGTGTAGTTCATCCCAATCCGTTTCTTGGTCCAATCGATCATACCGTGCCGGTGCGTGTTGATGTGTCGGAGTTGAGTTCCGATGAGGTCGATACGCATGGTTTTTTGAAGGCCGGTGTGATCCTGACACGTGAAGGGTTGCTGCCAAGCAGCGACGGAATTCTTTTGGAAGCCGGTGGCCTTGCCATCGGTAGTACGGTCGAAGAGTACTCTACGGCCTCTACCCTCGATGTAATTATCGATGGGCGACAGGTCACCGTTGCGGCTGACGCAACAGTGGCTTTGACCGCTGCGCATACCATTACGGCGACGTTATACGGAGTCATTATGGTTCAGGTTACTGCCGCGGGTGTGTTTTCGTCCAAAGTGGTTTCGGCAACGCAGGCTTACACTACAGCTGCGCTAGCACTCGCTGCTAAGCCAAAACCCGATGTGGGTAACGCAGAAGTTGGTCACATCGCTATCCAAGCGGACTCTGGTAATTTTGTCGGCATTACCGATGATCTCACCAGTGGGTCGGATCAGACCTCTGTCGCTTTTGTAGACGCTACTATCGTTAGCCAGGCTCAGAACGCGGGTCGTGGTTATGGTGCAGTGGTCGAAGCTGTTAAGGTCGCCACTGGCAGTACCGCAGCCCTCTTGACTGCGGCAACGGACATCGATGTGGCCATCGCGCCTATTTGCATGCTCCAGCGCCATATTCTTGAGGATTCTCTTGGACGTACTATGACGGATGAGGAGCTTTATAACTCGTCCGATAGTATCGTCTTTACTTCACTCTGATCCGTTAACGGATTATACAACCCAAGGGAGGAAACTGACACATGGCCGATTTTACATGGCTTCAGGCGGAAGAGCTTTTGTCGCCTACCGCACTTACTGTGCGAGCACAGACAGTTGACCCGACGGATCAGGGTCGTTTGCTCTGGGACGGTTTTATGCCGCGCCGAGATGTAGACCAAACCAAGATCGCGTCCCTTTCCACTCAAGACGTTCGTGTGACCGCCGATAGGCGTGAATGGAACGCACGCGGGCGATACATACCCCTTCAGACTCCGTCTCGTTCGGAGATTGAGTGGGTACCGATCGAGTCATACTTTCGTATCGAAGAAAAGGAGATTAATGATCTCCAGAACGAGGTACGAGGGAATCAGGCGTTGTTCCGTGAAATTGTTGGTTCACGGATTCCGTCCCGGACCGAGGAATTGGCTCTCGCCAATTGGCGTCGGTTGGAACTAGATGTAATGAACGCTTGGGCAAACGGCGAAGTTATCACCACGAATCCACAGACCGGGGATACATACACGGTCAGCTATGGGTTTGCGGCAGGTAGGTACCAGACTGCTGCGACCGCGTGGGATGACGCAGGTGCGAATGCTTACGACCTACTTCTGACGTGGCTGCAAACAGCTATCGAGAACGTAGGACCGATCGAAGGTGTGATGCTACGCCTTGCGACTCGGAATGCGATTCAAGTCGATGCCCCCAACCCGATGCCCGGTGCGCAGACGGGTCTGAAGGTAATGCTGCCAGTTCTGGAGCAGCGTATTCAGGACGAGTTGGGTTCTCCTTTCAGGTTTTACACGAACGAGAATACTGTCGAGACGTTTGACGACGGTGGCACCGCTAAATCTTCTGTTAAGGTGTGGCCGGCGCAGAAAGTTGCGGTTATCCCGGCAGGACAGAGAGTCGGTAGTACGGCTTTCGCGCCTGTGACAAGAGCTTTTGACATCAGCGCACAGACGCCCGGAGCAGGGGTGGATGTACGGGGTGTGACGATCTATCACGAAGCTGGCAATGCCGGCCGAGAGTTGACCGTAGAAGCTCAAGTTAATCCGATGCCCGATCCGGATGAGCAGAAGATGTACGTGATCGATGCTGGAGTTTGACTTTTAGTGTATTGTTGAATTGGTCGGGGGGTCTTCGGACCCCCCGCCATTCATTCTTTTCGTTGAGGTACTAATGAAAATCCATGCAGCAGTTCGTTTAGACGACGAGGTTTACCTTCCGGGTAATGACGAGCATGCGGCTATGCTTGCCGATACGCTGAGTGCCCGCCAACGCGATCGTCTTAGGGATGCCGGTATCATCAGTGGTCCAGGTGCAGGGGAGCCTGTAGTTGTCGAAGACGCTCCTGTAAAGAAACAGACCACGCGCCAACGGCCGGCGGCTAATAAGCCTCCTGTAACCAAGGCTCCTTCGAAGAAAAACAAGAAGACTCCTAAGAAGAAGGAAGAAGGGTCTACTCCGTGGAATGACGATTCGTAATTCTGATGGCTATTATACCGGCTAACCTGCTAGCTCCAACAGGACCAGTAGAGCCCGATCTCTTTCCAGGTGAAAGCGAAGATGAGGGCAGTACTGCGCTGCTTAATCGTCTAACCTCGTATGTAGCGCAAGGCGTCGCTAAAGTTGCCAGTCTTACATTCGAAACAGTTGCTAAACGTGATACAGCGGTAGAAGCTTGGGCTCTTTACCTAGCCTTTAGAGCTGCGTATACGCTCACCCTTGCGCGACCTGCGCGAGAGGATTTCAAAGTTGAAGTTATGGGGGAAACTGAATACCAAGCAGATCAACGAGATGCTCTTAAAATTCTCGCTGATGACTACTTTGGTGACTATCAGAACGCCATAGCGGATACAGGCGCCGATCTAGCCATTTCCAGTGGCATCCCATCTTACCAGTCAACTAACTTGTTCGACTGGTGAGATGCATTATGTAATGCGCCATCGCGCCAGTCTGCGCCGGATTCAACAATTAGGTACCCCTGTTGAGTTTGTGCGGCAGCTCTCTGACTACGATGAAACCACCGATACGTATACTAATGATCGTATAATTGTGGTTAAAGGTCATGCTGTAGAATTAGACGGTGATGCGATCGAGTATAGAGATTATAACTTAGCTGAAAAGAACCCTGTTACATTATTCTTTATTCCAGACACGATTGATGACGAACCAGTTTTGGAATCTCAAATCAAATGGGCCAATAAAGTGCGCACAGTTAGATTTGTTTTTCCATTCAGACCATCAGGTCATGGAATAGGGGCTAAGGTGATAGCGACATGAGTCTTCGGTTTCAGGGATCGGCCAAGATATTTGCTCGTAAGTTAAAAGATTTTGCTGATTTATCTGATGATCGCCTTAGGATGGTTTTTCTTCGCTCTGCTCGGGAAGCTCTTAGATCTATTAAATTTGGTAGCGAAATTACAGGGGCTCCTGGTCAACCTGTTAAGACGCGTAAGCTTCTTAACTCGTGGCGCATATCGGGTACTGCCGCCAGCGGTACTATAACCATTGAGACCCCCATTCATTATGCTTCTATTATTGAGCATAATTTTAGAGGCGCTACACTTCGCTCTAAAGTAGGCGGCTGGCATAGTGTTAAGATCACGCGTTTGAATTTTAGGTATATTGTGGCACATGAACTTAAGCAGGTTAAGTTAGACCTGCCTGATAGATGATAATGCTATGTTAGACGAACATCTTACTCTTCTTGCCTTACGTAATAGGTTGCTTACGGTAGAGTTCGCCAGTACGGGGACGGTTACCCTCGCAGCCACCGGAAATGGCTTTACACGGGCAACGGGTAGCTTTGTCACCGACGGCTTGGCCAAGGGTATGGAGGTAACTCCCGGGGGGTTTACGGATAACACTATCGCAGTGATTCAATCGGTAACGGCATTAGCTGTTACTGTAAAGAATGCCAGACCAGTAGAATCTGCTGCGTCTGGTCGATCCATATCTGTGAAGATACCTGAACTACGCGCCTGGGAGAATGAAAATCTGTCGACTAATAATGAACGTTGGCATATAACGGAAGAATATATCTCTGGACCGAATAGTCAAGATACACTTGGCGCGTTAGGTACTATGAGTCATGCTCCTATCTATATTAATAAAATATTCGGCCTACCGGATGTAGGCGCGCAAGCTCTCTACAAGATGGCTGGAGCCATCTTGGGTGTATTTCAACCTCGATTAGCACTTACTTTATCTGATGGTACGGTTTTGCGTGTACGCTCAACGCCGTCGCCGGAAAGAGGTCAAGTGCTCTATGCTGAGGGAAATCCACTAATTGTTGTCACAATCCCACTATGGGCGCGGACGCAAAACACTATCTAGGAGAAAGAAATGGCTAACCAGTCAGCAACTAATGTCCTCGTCGCGTTGAAGCGGGAGGTCACTTTTGGAACACCGCCGGGAGCAACCGGCGCAGACCGACTTCGAGCTTTGGATAGCTCAGGCTTGAAGAAAACAAGGTCCAATATCGAATCTGCTGAAAGACGTTCAGACCAATTGCAGAACATCGGTAGACTTGGTTCTACTTCTGTTGATGGATCATACACCACCGAAATCAATCCAGGGGGAGAGTTCGATCTCTTACTTGAAGATCTCGTTCGCGGTACTCTTGGATCGTTGGCTGAAGTTACTGCAATTGATGCCGGTGGTTCCAGTGTCGGAACAAAGGTGGCGAAAGTTGAAACTCCGGCTACTCCAATCTATAGGTCTTACACCATCGATCAGTACGATGTGGATATCGACCAATCTGAACAGTTTGTAGGATGCCGGTTGACTCAGGCAGACTTTTCCTTCCAGCCAAATGAGATGTCTTCGGTAAACTGGACATTTCAAGGTCAGGATCGAAACGAATTAGCTACTGGAGCTTCACCCTACTTCACTAGTCCGACATTGACCACAGGTATTCCATTGATCGCGGACGATTCGGTCTTGACGTATAAGGGTGGAGTTGTCACTAAGATCACTGGTTTGAATCTTTCGGTCGCAGTTGATGCAGCAGGTCAGGCTACTATCGGTAGCGCTATCACTCCTGATATCTTTATGAACATGCTTCGTGTGTCTGGGGATATTACGGCAATTCGTGAGGATCTTCAAGCGGCTACTGATTTTGACGCTGGAACGGAATTTGAGATCAAAATTGTGCTGCAAGATCCAACAACTGCGCCAAAGCTGACCTTTGGTATCATCCTACCGCGAGTTAAATTAACTGATATAGATGCTCCATTCAGTGGCGGAGATGCCGCAAAGGTAGAGACACGTCAGTTTACGGCTCATGCACCAGCGGGGGCGAGCAACGCTATTGAGCTTTATACCAGTACTGAGACAGCAACGATTGTATAGTGATTACTAAAAGGGCGAATTGCTACGCGTTTACGGGAGCCGTTCAGAGAGAGGCTAGGTGGGAGCTTTTCTTATTGGTGTTTTATCTTCTCTCAAAGGATGAAAATCATGTCAGGCTTTGACATCAGTAAAGAACAAGAAGCTGGAAAAGCAGAGGACGCTGGTACCTTTGTTCATATCTGTGATCTGAATGATGTGCCTATGTATTATACAGATGCAGAGGGTGAAGAGGTAGAAGTTGGCATCACGGTCGCTGGTGCTCACTCTACGCGGTTTCGCAATATAGAGGGTAAACAGCGTCGTCGTCGATTAAAGCCAAAAGATCTCACTGGTGCCAGACTCCATGAAGACAGCACCGAGAAGGTTGTTCATTGCACTTTGTCATGGCAAGGTATTACTGACAATGGTGAAGACGTTCGTTGCGATGCCCACAATGTCCGTATGATCTACGAGGCTTGTCCGTGGGTATTGGATCAGGTTGTGGAGGCGATGAATGACCACACGCGTTTTTTCGAGAACGAGTCGAGCTCCTAGCGGATTACCTTCGTGTCGAGCGTCGACTTAATAAAAAAGAAGAACATGGTACAACTGAAGGTCATTTGCGTAAGGCGGCTACTGGGGATACTCCCGGAGCTATCCGCGCACGTAAACTTCTCGAATTACCAGAGTATCCAGAAGAACTTGAATATTTGGTTGAATGGGTTTATCAGCTTCATGGACGCAGCGGAGTTGGGATGTCTACCGTTGCTCCGTTATCCTACGCTACTGTTGAAACATGGATAAGGGTGATGGATATTCAATTTATTGAGCCTTACCATATAGAAGCTTTAATGGTACTAGATGCAGCATTGCTTACTGGCGATGTTGAAGAAGAGCACGAAGAGCCCGTGGCAGAGAATCGAGAATTTACTGCTTGGCCTAAGAAGAAGAAGGCATAGCTATGGGCATACTAGCTGCCCTTGGTCTTCGGCTTGACGCAAAAGGCGCCATTCGTAGTATGGGCAAGTTTACCCATTCAGCCACTAATGCTGGTCGTGCTACAGAGAAGTTTGAACGTACTACAAAGAACCTAAGCGCTAGTCTTGGCGCGTTGGGCGCACTTTTCGGTACACGTCAGCTTGTTCAGTATGCCGACACTTGGACATTGATTAGCGCCCGTATCAATGTTACAGCAGACAGTTCGGCCCAAATGCGTACGATTCAGATGCGTTTGTACGATATCTCACAAAAAACTCGTAACACACTGGCGGCAACAGCAGTTCTGTACACTCGTGTTGCCCTCAATGCTGATCAGCTCGGTCGTTCCTCAGAAGAGCTGCTGTTAATGACTGAGAGTGTAAATGCCGCTATGCTTATCTCTGGATCAACCGGAGTTGAAGCGGCACAGTCCATCAGACAGTTAGCCCAAGCTATGAGTAAGGGTAAACTAGACGGAGATGAGTTCCGTACCGTAATGGAAGCCATGCCCCTTGTGGCTAGAGCTCTTGCCGATGAAATGGGTGTAACTATCGGTGAACTTCAAGCATTGGCGCCTCAAGGATTGCTTACTGTTCAAGAACTAATTGATGCGCTTATTGCTAAAAATGCTGAGTTTATGGCAGAAGTCGAAAAGATGCCTTGGACTATAGGGCAATCTATTGAAGTTCTAAATAATGCCTTCACGATGATGTTTGGTATCCTTAATCAAGCAGCCGGTGTTTCAGCAACTTTTGGTAAATCTCTGAGAACAGTAGCTGATAATATGGATAGGGTTGCTGCTGTTGCGGGAGCATTGTTAGGTGTTCTAGTTGCGCATAGAACTGTTATGTTTACTTTGAATGCTCTTCAAGCTATATATCTTGGTTATCGTGCTCTTCAAAATTGGGTTACACTTTCGCGACATATAGGTAAGGCCGCGGCCGCTATGCACTTACTGTCTACCAGTGCTCGCGGTGTACAAGGAATTGTTATTGCCGTAATAGCTGCTTCAGTTGGTCTTGTAGCGTATAAAATTCTTTTAAAGCAGATTACGGATGCAACTGAAGAGTGGATGAATGCTAATGAAGATTTAAGTCTACCTTTTGGTGATGAACAATCAATTGAAGCTGCTGCCGCTAAACGAACAAGACAACGAATCGAAGATATAATTAGGGAAGCTCATCAAACTGTTGTGCTTGCAGGCTTAGTAGATGAGGCGGCAGAAAGGCAAGAAATTGCTTTTGACGCTATTAACCAGCGTATCGAAGCTCGGCGTGATTTAACGGGTCAACTTCTAGCCCAGATGGAAGAGGCTATAGACCTTGAAGAAGAACTTGCTATTGTATCTTTAGAAGTTGTAAAGGCTATAGACGCACAACAAGATGCTCTAGACGATCAGCGAAAACTTATTGATCAGTTCTTGAAAAATATTCAGCGATCGTTTGCTGATACGTTTGAAAAGATATTTGAAAATGGTATTTCTAAGTTCAGTGACTTTTTTGATGCAATAAAGAAACTATTCGTTAGATTACTGTCCGAGATGGCGGCAGCTAAAATGATGCAGACTTTTCAAGGCTCATTTACCGCAAGTCTTGAAAATATATTCGGAGTAACGGATCAACAAGAAGCTATAAAACAAGCCGCCTTAGACGCAGCCAATGAAGCGCGATTGCATATGATGCAGGCGACTACTGGCGGAGTTACCCAGCCGTTCGATTGGGTTGACCCTTGGGGAACTCCCCAAAAAGCGTATGATCCAGCAGATCCTGGCTCAACAGCAGAGCTGGGCCTGACATACGAAGTTGAAGTTGCTAATGGTGGTGAACTAGGAAAACAGATCGCTAAGTATATGGGGCCTGCTATCGCTGGTTTCATGGTCGGGCAGATGATTGGTTCCACGACGGAGAATGTAGGATTAGGTACATTAGGAGGTGCCGCTGGCGGCGCTGCTATGGGAGCTCAGATGGCTGGTCCTTGGGGAGCGGTTGTTGGTGGGATTGCTGGAGCCATAGGAGGCTTCCTAGGTGCCTCTGAAAAACAACGCCAGGCGACTGAGGCGTTGCGTCTACAGTTAGAGAAAAATGCTCTAATTACGGAACAGAATAATGTGCGCTTGAGAGAGATGCGAGCTTTCGGTGGTGACCCAAATCGTGGCCTAAAGGATGCTCTGTTAACCACGACTATGCAGAACCAATTAAATCCTCCTTCAGGCCGTTGGGCGCAACCGCGTAACTTGAATGCGTTAGATCCGGTAGAAAGAGCTTTACTAATGGAGGCTGCAAAGCTGACAGGTATAAAACTCTTAGATGATCAAGGTGTAATTGTTGCGGGTGCTTTGAGTGACCTTGCAGAAGCCCTTGGGTATGCTATTAGAGATCTAACTAAGTTTAGTGGTAGTCTTCAGGACCAGCTTCGACTACAGTCCAATTATAATAAAATCTTTGGTATAGAAGAGACACCAAAACAGCAGCTTCTTGATACGCAGAGTATTATGAAGGACTTTGCGCCTGAGCTAATGAAGCAACTAGGGCTCTTTTATCTAGACATGAACTCCAAAGAAGCGCGCGCTACTCTCCTAGCGGGTCTGCGTGACATGTTTACTATGATTACTGATGGTGACATGACACTTGAATTACTAGACTCCTTTGCAGATAAAGATCAGCTTATTGATATGATTCTAAAAACAGTTGGCGCTTTAGAAGGTATGAATAAGATGTTGTTTAATGTTACAACCGATTTTCCGCGTGCAATGGACCTCGTACACTATGAGCAGTTATTTGGGAGCTTTGGTACAGGCGGCGTTGAAGGTAGTACTGACGCATCTACAAACTCTTCAGGATACCATGCAGCACGGCGCGCTGAAGCGCAAAGGTTAGCGGACAAGCAGGCGGCTGACCAGAGGTTAGAGGAGCAGAGGTTAGCGGAGCAGCGCCGCCTGTGGATGCTAGCGGACAACGATGAAACAGAAGGCGCCAGTACCTTTAATGTCGATAGCGTAACAATTGTTAATCAAGGCGACGAAACTGGTGAGGAGTTGCTGGCTAAACTTGAAGCAGCTGTAATAACACGTAGAACTAGAGGTGGTTCGGTAACCTTCACGGAAGATGAAGGATGGGACTAAAATGAGATCAGGCCTCGATAGTCCCACGACAACTCTTTATACTGGGGGCGCTTACGATACTCATACTCGTCTGAAAATCGAGAATGGCTCAGGTACCTTTATTTCTCTCGAAAATCGTTATACAACGTTATCTTTAAATCAACCTGATCCTATAGAGCCGATCGGTTCGTTGTCAGTACAACTTATCCGTGATTCTACCAGCAGTGGTGTTCTCCAATCCTTATCACCACTTGTCGAAGGTAGTGATCTGAATGAGGACGATGCTGAGGCTTACTCTCCATTGCTTCAGATTGGTCGTCAAGTAACTCTTGATGTTAATTTGACAGCTGTTGGAGGCTCTCGTCCTAGTGATGGCGATTCTTCTTGGTATGAAGTTTTTCGTGGAGTTGTCGGTAAAGTT